ATAGGCTTACGGGCTTTCTCGGGGAGCACGATAGGGATCGTCTTAACATACTTATTATCGACGTTGGTCTTTATCTGCTGTAGCTCATAGACTGGGTTGAGTTCCATGTCTAGGTCTCTTGGCTGCGGCGTGTATACGACCAGATCGCCAGATATTGTCGTCATTAGGTAGAACGTTCTGTCGCCAAAATCTGCACTTTTTACGACGCACGCCGAAGCCCTGCGGTACCAGTCAGAATCAGGTACAGACTTTAGCGCCTTACCATCACCGACAGCTACTTTGGTTGGTGGAGCATCGTAGAAAATATCTCTGCTCGCGTATCCATCACCGGTGTGGGCAGACCCGCTTTTACGGTTTATATTTTCGAGCGCCGAGGCTGCGCACCACGCGCTGAGCGTAGCGTCGTCGCCGTCTGCTTTCAGAAACTCCACGCGTTGAGAGATACCTTGAATCTGCCAGCCCTGTCTGCGGAGGTATTTGTCGTCCATGGCGAGAACGTCTGCCGAGTAAGCCCACCCCTTATCACCTGATGATGGTAATAGAGTTGACCCCTTCGGGACAGCCTTGGCTTTTTCTTTACCTGAAGCATCCTTGGTCAAGACGACCTTAACCGCAGAGCCGCGCAAGGCTGCGAAGCCGGTATCACCAGCAGCTGCGAAAGTAAGTGTAGGGCTTGAGCAGAAGAACTCGTAGCCACCACCGGATGCCCAGATAGTGACTGTTCCTTTGTTTTTGGCATAGACCTCGATCATGATCGTGGCGTCCTCGGACTTTATCGTTCGGCTGGTGTAGAAGCCTTCGAATGTAGAGGCGAAGAATCGGCAACGACTTTCAGCGAAGGGGAGTAACTTGCCAGCTTCTGAGCCTACGAGGATTTTCTTGATCTCCACCGATCACTCCTCGCAAGCTACGTAACCCGTCCAAAACTTGGCTGGAGCAGAAGCCCCAGCGATGGTCGCGCCTACCACATAGGCCTCGTCGCCTGAGTCATACACAATGGACGTGCTGCCTGAACTTTGTTTCAGCAGCAGACCGTTTGGGACAGACCCAAAATCGTCGCTGAGTATTGAATCGTGACTCGTGAAGAAAGTCGTAGTGTCTTCGCCGCTAACAACCAGACTAAAGTCTGATCCGTTAGTGGACGATACGATGTATGCGCCGGGGTCAAGAGATGGCATAGGCATTAGGAAAGTTCTCCAGCGGATCCACCGACGTAGAGAGTGCCGTCGACTTGGGCGCTAAAACTAGGTAGGTTGTACACCACAAACACCACGGCGTTAGGACTCTCTACGGATACTCCATTGGAGTTATAGCTCAAGGTCTTACCATTGAATCTAGCCACTACTGGCTCCTGTAGTTGGGCTGTCGACCAAGTCACAAGGTCGCTACTGGTCAGTCTGTAGCGCAAGTTAGAGGCCTCGGCACCTGTATGCAGACCGAACATGTAGTAAGTCCCGTCGCCGAAAGTCAAACCGCTTGAACTTCTTTCGGGTGTGTACTTGAGATCCCACGCCTCTAAGTCACTGGAGGACAGGACGTTATTCCCGATCAGTAGTACGTACTTGTCGGTGTATATCAGTTCCGCCGTCGCTATGGGAGTCGTGGTGGTGAATTTTGTACTTAGTGATGTACGGTCCTCTGACAGCAAGCTTAGGTAGTAGGTGTAATTACCAGATACTGTGTACGACAACACGACAACCCTTCCGCCCACATTCTTCATCCATACTACGGAGCAACCCGCAGCAGGTAAGGTTAAAGAATTTTTGGCGACACGTGCTCCCGTATCTGCATCATGCATATAGAGTTGAGTGCCGCCCGGACGTGAGGCTATCGATAAGAGTAGAGGCATTACAGCGTTGGGTTTGCGACTACGTAGAAGTCAATCGTCTGTGTCGCGCCTGATGTGAGCGTCGTGCTTGTCAGGTTAAGTTCTTGACCAAACACGGCGACATTACCTTGTAAGCGGCATTCAGTAGTGCTAAGCGCACCTGTATCGCCCACGGCTACATGGCGGTAGAAAGTCGCTGTACCTGTCGCTGCGTTGACACCACTCCATACATCACCTGGAGCTTTTCCTAACACACCAGCAACAGCAGTCGCGTCCATCGATAATCCAGTAGCGCCACTGGCAACTGTGATCGTCGAGAGCAATGTATGGCTACCTGTAATGGCTTCGTCTGCGGAAGCAGGCACCGGACCTGAATAGATCTTAATGCTGCCAAGGTTCATGAGAGTTTTGAACGGAGACGTATCTAACATCTTTGTTCGCAGTCCTGTCGATTGTTTTAACATGGTGGCTCCTTATTGAGCAGGGAATGTGAATGAAAATACGTCAACGGTGTTTGGTGCGCCGATTGCAATGGTTGTATTCGATAAGTTAAGATCAGCACCGCTGACACCGACAGAGCCGTCCAATCTGACCGAAGTAGCTGAGGCGCCTAAAGCGTCTGCCGTGTTGCCCATCAAACGGAACCATCCTGCGGTACCCGCAGCGATACCGTTGAAGCGCCAGTTCTCTACTGCTTTCGACACAGTGCCATTAGCAGGCGCAGCGAAAGACAAGCCGTTCGTAGGGGTACCAAAGCTGAATGCCCCGCCGTCAACAGTAACGATGCCGAGCAAGGTGCCAGAAACTGCACTGTCGGCGTTTAGAGGCTGCGCCCCTGAGTAGATATGGATAACACCATTATCGAATGTGCTGGCAAAGCCAGTCGCACCCGCTAAGTTGTTACGAAGCCCTGTGGATAATTTAATCATTTGTCACCTCAATCAGTTAATTGCGCGGGTTGAAAATTTCGCCGCCTTTATGCAAACACGCTAGGAACCGCTTATATCCGTCTTTGTGGATGATGGCGCTCCCAACCCTCGAACCCGGTCTTACACTAATCTGTCTTAGAGTGAGATTAGAGAATGGTAGAGCAGAACAGAGTCCTCTGCAAGTCCAAAATAGGATTTTATTGTCCTCGTCTTTTGCCCAACCCCACCCGGGGACTACCCCATACGGCGCTTCTGTCGTAAACGACTCTTCATCGTATGAATAGATACTGTCTAAAGTGCCTAGGATTAGTGCTTCTCGTGAGGGAGCCATCATCACAACTTCCCCCGGCACTAACATAAAGCTCTTACTTAAATCAAACAAGTGATACCCCAACGGTTCGCTGTACCAGACGATACTGACGTTCTGAGAAGGGATGAATTCAGTTACATACGCTCTACCCCGCCAGAAGGTAGGGATTTTTGCGTCTCTTGGTAGCGGGTCTAGAAACAGTGTCGTGGCTTCCACCCCTAACTGATCTGGGCTACTGTTCCACACCATTGATGTCGCGTCAGCTCTGAAAGCCAACTGGAATACGGTACTATCAGCAGGAGCGACATAGACCAGCGTGTCATGCCCTTGGCGTAGTTCGATCCCGTCGATCCGTATCGCACCCTCATCGCCCACGGTAATATGCTCAATACTTGAGGCACCTGTCTCTCTACCGTCAGGCAAGACAAAGGTACACGCCACCCTATATTCGCCTGCCGGTAAACTACCGTCTACTGCGGTCAAATTGATAGGCGTCGGGCGTTCCCAACTCCAGCTAATCATTCCTTCACTTGAGGTGATTACCCCTGAGTTATCGCCGTCGGTAAAATAGACTTGATTGTTTGTCTCCGCCCAGCGAACTTCGCCTAATGTCATGCCGCCTATTAGTTCACGTGTCGTGAGGTCGCTCCCGTTCACACGGTGAATTCCACCGTTGAGCGCTAGGTACATTCTCTTAAAATTCTCAGTCGTGTAACACCCTTTGATAGACCCAACGATTACTGGTGAGTATCCTTCGCGGCGTGCAATGCCTCCGGTATCCGTGATATCGATATTGTCGGCTTTGCTCATCCAGCCGTTCTTTAGGCGGATGCCGTCAGACACGTTGTTGAGTCCTTTGAATCTGGTAATCCGTCTAGGCAGGCTTGACATCATTTTCTTTCGTGTAAGGTCCTGAGCTGACCATCAGGAAGTATAGCCAGCTCAGGTGCCGAGAGGTTTTGCCAGCGTGAACTGGTGAGCAGCCCACCTCTCGGTGGGGCTTCTAGCGTACTTAGTTTTGTTCGGGTGCCACAACCATGCAGGAACTCTTTCTCACTGCTTCCTGAAGCTGTCTATAACCAGCAGCCATCAGGTCAGCTTCGAGCATCAAGCTCTTAATATTTCCTGCATACGGTTCTGGAAATAATTCGGTGGTGGCAGCAGCTTCATGAACTCCGCTGGGATCTTCTCCTTCGGTGGCTCTGGGGGCTTGGATGGCACAAATTTTTGCTCTGTTGAAGCGCAGCTCACTAGAAGCAAAGTTAGCGCTAATAAGAGAAATTTCATCTCTGTGGCTAAGCCGTAGTGCGTTGAATCGTTTTTCATTTTCCAGTTCCTTTTTTGCGTATATGTCTCTAACTCTGACTTCTTCTGCCAGTACGGCAGCATCCAGTTTTTTCTGCCATTTAAGTTCGGTACGTGCGTCACCCTGCTCTCTGAAATGCTCAGGTAGGAGTGACACGCCATAACCTAGGCCAATTAAAACTAGGGCGGCTACAAACCGGATATACATAGTTTCTTCTCCTCACCACGTCTTGTTGTTAAGCCGGGTAGAGACACCATAACGCCTAGAACATTGGCCTTGTCCCAGCGCGGTAACTGGTTACATGCTTCAAGTAATTTGCCAGCGTATAAGTATCTAGCCGCTGTCGAATTTTTCCGGTCACAAGCGATCTTCGGACCCACGTTATAGACCGCGTCACCAAAGGCCGCTAACACTTCGTCAGGTAGTCCAGGCACGCATCTATCTACCGTGTCGATGGCTTGCGCCATGTCGTTGGTCAGTCGAGTCTTACATTCTTCGAGCGAATACTTGACGTTCTTCTGTACATTCGTGGTTGACCCATAACATACAGTCAGGATACCCGGAGGGTCGTAGTAGGCGTACTGTCTAAGACCCTCAGCAGGAACGGCGATTAAGGTCGCCAACACGGCAGCACGGGCTTTATTCGTCGCCATTTTTCATGTTCCTCTGCTGGTAGAACCGTGCGATGATCCCGCCGAGTACAAACGACCCAGCAAGGCCAGCCATAGCCCCTCTGGGTAGCGCGTTAGGGAAGTAGGTAACAATCACCTCCCCTACCGAACAAAAGCCGCTCAGCGCCATGAATCTGACCGACCAAGCGTGCTTGGCCGTCCTTTTCCAGCTTGGGATTAGCTTGGGCTTTCTCATTTGTGGAACCCTAAAAAATACTGGATAACCAGCCCGACTGCGCTGATTGTCGAGACGATCACGGTTAGCTTTCCCCACATAGAGTCGATCTTTGTGTTGAGCTTATCGAAATCCGATTCAACACGGTTCGATAGAGCGTTCACTTCCATTTTTGTCGCGAAGTCTTTTTCGATTTCTTTTTTAAGAGTGTCGCTATTTTTCTCCGTTATCACACCCTGTTCCTTTATCAAGATAACCAAGTTTGCAATCTGTACTTTCAGCTCTGCCATCGACTGCACTGATCTGCGCTCGCCCTCAGTTATCATGCGCTCCATATCCCCCATGCGCTGCTTTGCAACTTCACGCGCAATGAGGTGCTGTGCGTCCGCCTCTGTGTATTTAGCTTCCGTCATCTTGTTCTCCTATAACCCCAAACGATAGCCGACGTTGATGCGCCAGAGGGCAGCTCCCCACGCGGGAGCAACAATCGTCGTCGCTGTACCAGCTAGCGTCGCGGCAAGCCCAGTACCACCCGCGTCGATCTCGACGACTTTATCAACCCCGATACCGGCAACGTCTGCCCCGAAGGTCAGGGCTAGTGCGCCGGGGAGATTAGTTGTAGTCACGATGACAGGTGCGGCAGCGGCAGTTAGTGCTGCGGTCGCGGAACGGGTCACAGTAATGAAATCAATATAGTGACGAAGGCCAGCCACAGCAGGTAGCGTGGCAGTGACGGAGGCAGATGCCGCACCTGTAGCCGTGATGAGTAAAGTTGTTGGGCGACCGTCAAATAACGCAGGGTGCAAGCTCTTTTGTGCGTCTGAGATAATCGATACATCTGCTGATCCTGTCGTCCATGCTGACAGACGAACCCGTAATTTCTTTAACTGCGCTACTCTCGTACAATAAACACGAACCGCGTTTGTCGTGGAGGCGATTACATCAATGAGTAAAGGCTGGGCATTCGTCGCACCTTGTACAGAACCGCTTGTGAAATAAGGTACCGCTAACACAGGGAAGTAATTTACTCCATCGACGGAACCAGTAAATTCGACAGTCGCTGCGAATGCAGCAGCTCCAGCGTAGAGGGATATCGTCGCAGACTCGTCACCGTTTACATCGTGGATAATTTCCGCATTGAGGGCAGCTAGCGTCCCGCCCATTGTCTCGCGACGTTCGCGGATTGGGATAAGCGCGTTTAGTGCATTTCTAAAAGTTGACATGATCTTTCCTTATGGTGCGGGTGGTGTATAGAAGCAGTAATCGATACGGAACTGGCCAAAGATAGGTCCATCACTACTTAATGAGTAGGTGAAACCGTCCGATCCGGGGACAGCAGACAATGAACATTCATGGATCTCGTCGTCTCCGTTTTCGTTTGTTTCTCTTAGTTGGACTATGAGGTTCGAACCAGGGGTCATACCAGAGCCGGGTAAAGAAACAAAATTTTCGTGGTGCGCTTGACTATCCGTTAGCCCAATCGTGATGAGTGCTGACCCCATCTTAGCGCCCCCAGAAGACGCAGCAACGTCTTGGGCGATTCTATTAACTACGTACTCGGTGGTCGCTACTCGTGTGCTGTCATCGACAGTTGCAGGAGTGGTGGTAATGAAATTACCGGCAGTATCCGTACCCCAAACAAAAGTTGATGTCCCATATTGACCATCTATAGCCGTATTCTTTTGGAAGTAGATTTGATTGTTTTCACCAACTAAACGATATCTACCATCAGGTGTAGTTTGGTCGAGTTCGATCAAATTTATAGCTGGAGCTGCATTCAGTATACTTAAAGTACCGGATAAATCACCACCTGTTTTCAATAAAGCATCTTGAGCAATACGGGCAACTACGTAAGCAGTAGAAGCAACCAGCACACTATTGGTAGTTGTAGGATAGGTAGTAACAGAAAGCTCTCCAAGGCTGTTCATTGTCCAGCCGTTAAGCGAAGTTGAGTAGTCTCCCGCAGCAGCCGTATTCATTTGGAGAAGTAACTGAGCACCTGATGCCAAAATTCTAAATTTACCAGCAGGATTGGTAGCATCTGTCTCATTCCAAGCTAATAATGGGGCACCACTAGCAAGTTCTATGTTGCCAGACACCTTTGCATCGCCAGTAACTTGCAGCTTCTCCCCTGTATCAGTCTGGCTACCTAGCAGTAAATTACCAGCCATGTAATTCTTGGCTGTACCGCCCATGTACAGATTCCAATTGCCTGCTGCTGCCGGAATTAAACTCGAATACCCGTAGTTGTTTGTGGCTCCAAAAAAATTACTTGATACCTGAAAACCGATTTGATTTGTGATGGTAGAGCCTGCTCCAATAGTCCCTTGGTTTACCCTAAAATGTATAAGGTTGTTTAGTGTAAATGCTGCCGCTTGAGTTCCAAGCGTACTTATGTTTCCATAAGCTGCCGCTGTTACATCAGACTGCACAACAGAATCTTGCCTCATGCCGTATGCAGTTGTTGCACCAGTAATACCTTTGGCTATAAATAAATTAGTATAAGCAAGCGCTGAAGTGCCGATTCCTAAATTACCTGCAAGATAGTTAGCCGCAGTACCTGCCATATACAAATTCCAGCGTCCTGTAGCAGCAGCAAGATTGCCGTAAAATCCATAGTTATTTGTAGCGCCCACTAAGGTTGACGCTGCCGAAAATCCGTACTGGTTTGTAACAGTAGATCCTGCGCCTATCGTCGCCTGTTGTGCTGCAAAGTGTGTAAGGAACGTAACAGTAAAATTCGCGGCAGCCGTGTTTAAACTGGAAACAAAATACCCAGCACTCGCTGTCGCATCACTTTGTACGACACCATCTGCTATCACTGCTCTACTCGTAGCCCCACCAGTAAGATTTTTGTTTATTCTCAGCGAGTCAATAAGGCTGGCATTGCCAATGCCTACATTCCCACCAAAGTTCATGCCGCCGTTGGTGTCTGCCCTGAAGCACTCTATTTTTGTCGAGTAATCTGCAGCAGCAGCCGTATTTTTCTCTAAGACAAACTGATTACCTTCACCGCGAAGACGAAACCTACCAGCGGGAGAGCCTTGGTCGTCCTCAAAGAAACTTATAGACGGCGCAGCATCGATAATGGCTACATTGCCAGTAGCCGCAGGGACGCAATCGGCAGCGAGATCGTCGGTAAGAGCGATCTCCTGCACTACACCATCGACTACGACTAATGGGCGGCGTGTTGCCATGTTATGCCAACACGATTGGGTCAGATCCTTCGAAGTTCATTGACGTTGCGCTTGTGGCAAGGCCGACACGTTGAACGACTTTCCCTGTACCCGTCGGAGCCGTAGCGACCGTTTTACCCGGTACAGTAGAGCTTAAAAATTGAATACCTGGAGTCATGCCCGTGAGCTGAGCATTTTGTCCTTCAAAGTATATGGTCGCTGATACCGCAGCACCGAAGCCTGCGAGCACAAAACCGTGAGCTTCTTTACCTGAAACTGATGCGTCAGCTTTTCGTACATTGGCTACAGACGCATTGTTGTAGATATTGACGAGGTCGCCAGCTACCAGAACTTCGCTCGTGAGAATCGTCGCTGTGTCAGCGCCGATACCTGTTGGCATCATTGTCTGGTCGAGCCTACCTGCTGCGTCGAGCTGAGGGATCTTACCTGCGTCGCCTACGCCTGCAGATGTGTTCTTAGCATTCACGATGGTCGCATCCAGAACACCCGACGCATTTAGCGCTGGTACTTTCTGCGCGTCGCCAGCACCCGCTGAGGTCGTCAATGCCGCTTCTTCAGTCAGCGTACCTGCGTTGTTCTTGATAAACTTTGTAGTTGATGCTGTACCCATGTCTTTCTCCTTGTGGCGCTCTGCCGGTTTATATAGTTACGATTGGTTGGCGTATATCGATGATGATTTTTGTTGGCGTAAGAACGGTCGCCACAATGACCGAAAGTCCTGATGGGTTTGCTACCTGCGTCAGTCTTCCGTCACTACCCATAAAAATCGGTTTATCCTCTGCCCAGCTCCAAGTCGGTTCGACCATCTCGCCAGAGCGTTGGATATTTACTGGGTCGCCATTTGTAGCAGCGTTCATCGAGACTCCGACAAAATTGTGCGCATACAGATCGTCGCTCGTCGTGCACACCGTAGCCATCCCAGAACTGATTCTTATGACCCTGTGGCCGCTTACCGCCCCATTCGCAGGGTATGTATAGAACTCGGCGCTGCCGGGCATACCCGGAGGTCCTTGCTCAGCAACTTCGAGGAGTTCTATCGTCCCCTCGTTGATCGTCAATACTTCCTGCTCACTAACTTCGAGCGTCTCGGACGTAACACTCGGTACGATTAAGACTTCTAACGACGAGGTGGTGAGAACCTCGCTCATTATCTTGTTACCTCTAGGGAGACCTTTACGGTGCCGACGATTTTTCTAGCTACATCGCCATTCCCCATAACGAATTCAATGTCGTATACGCCCTCTTCCCAAGTGAACAAGGTTGTGGCGACAGAGGATATGTACAGGTCTATCGTGCCAGCAACACCACCTAAAGTGATGCCGCCGTTCTCAGTAGTCAAAGACGCCAGAACGTCAGGAGACGCGACTTCAGAACGTATCTGCATACGCGCTGTGCAACCAGTCAGATCGACGGGCACAGTGCCAGCTTTCCAAGTCAAACGTTTGCGGAATGTAGACCCTTGGTCAATGACCAGCTTTACTTTAAATGCCGCCATATTGAACCACCCGAGTCTTATGTTTCGCACGATCTCGCTCTGCCTTGGACTCCGCGCAATACTGCATGAAATCCTGCTTTAGCTGAGCTGCTTCACCTTTGTTAAGGGTCTCTGCGTCCTGCTTGCTGTACGCACGGTGGCGTATCCACAAGCCAAGGCCTTCTTTGTGCTGATCTTGTATTTCGAGCTTCTGGTCTTCTTCGGTGATCGTTTTCAACGGCAGGCGATCAACGAGAAGCTTCAATACGTTTGTTTCATTTGAGGTGGGATAAACCCTGACGCTGCCCGGCTCCATACCGATAACGAGGATTTTTACCCTGCCGACTTTGCCATCGAAGCGGATTCGTCTGGACGGTAAGTCTTCGTAGTTCACTACCTCAACTGGTGTACCATCCTGAAGATACGCTTCACGCACCTTCAAGATCAACGGACTGATAGCAATCCAGTCCGTACCTAATGCGAGGTTCAGAGTTGTCAGTGGTGATGTCGCGTCGCCGATGCCGCCTACCTTGCGGCAGAACTGTTTCTGAGCACTATCGATGTACGAAAACGCCTCAGTGTCCGACCACAGATAAGGGGCTACTTCATCGGTAACGTCAGCGCGAAACTGACTGAGCAACTCTGTACTGTCCATTATTCGCCTGAATCTTGAGCTTTAAATTCCTGCCACAACGCGTCACGTTCTTTAGCATCCAGAACGAAACCGATTTGTGCGGCGATAGCCTTCACGTGTGGTGTGCCGACAGCAGAGAAACTTTCACGCTGAGCACCTTCGACTAAGGCTGTGAAGCCGTCAAAGATCATCTTTTTACGCGCTGTAGGGTCGTCTGGTTCAGCCGTAGCTGCCTTGACTGTCTCTGGCAACTCGTCTTCTGGGATAGCGCCGATAGCCTGGACCTCAGACCATAATTCTTTCGGTACAAAGGTAGGAACGTCTTTTTTGAATTCGATAGTGTGGCCGAGCACTGATGATAAGACCTTGTCACGGTTGGTAGTAAATTTCACGATTGATTCTCCTAGTTAGATAAACTAGCGGGGCCGAAGCCCCGCACTTGATTAAGTCGTTTGGACTTCCATGGCTCGACCATCGACGCTATACAACACGCGCAAACGGAACTTACCGGCTGTGGCATTCGCTACTGTGTAGTTCAGAGTCATGCGCAAGTTAGCGCCATCACTCAACGAACCTTCAGTAACTAAACCAGTCAGTGTGAGCGCAGTACGGCCTGTAGATAACAAGCTGACTGAGGACAACAAGCTGGTAGTCGCTGCGGCGGTACCAAAGGACAACGTCGCTGCTGTAGGACCTACGTAGGCCGTGTCGACGATCAATTCACCGCCGATGATGATTGCGCCTGCTGGCAGTGGCATACAGTCGAAAACAATCGTATTTGCCACTGGACCAGTCAAGCCTGCTTGCGCAGGATCAGTGGACAGTGCTACGGTTGAACCGAGTGTCTTCGATACGAGGTCCACGGAATCAGTTACCCATGCATTTGAAGTAGCGATGAACTGCGCCAACAGTGGGTACTGTGCGGAACGAGAGGCTAAGAGTTTCATGTTAGTTGTCCTTATTTAGTTGCGACGTAGACGGAGATAACACCGAAGTCTTCTACGTTACCGTTTTCATAGATCGAACCAAATTTAGGCTTCAAGAAACCCAAAATCTTGCCGCATTCGATACCTTGTTGATTACCATAGTCGAACTCTTTCTCGTTCCATTCTGGTGTGCCAATGTCAGCCATACCCAGTGCTTGAGCACCGCAGAACAAGATTTGAGCGCCTTCAACAGTGCCACCACTACCGTACTTGGAGCCAGATGTAGCGCCAGTCGTGTTAGGTACGTGACGGAACTCGTTCAAGTAGATACCGTCAATCTTCACTGTGTTACCAGAGAACAACGCGTCGTTCTTACCGTTTTGCGCGTGGCGCAAGTTCTGCAAGTAAGTAGGGTCGAGCTTCAAGTTCGCCATCGCTGTAGGTGTCAAGAACGCGTGGAACGTTTCTTCACCATCAACCATCACACCACGGATATAGCGGTCTTTAGCAGCTGCTTTCAACGCTACGAACATTTCCCAAGAGACTGTATCAGTTGCGACAACAGCGTTTGATGCGCCTTGAGCAATCAGAGACTTAGCTGTGTTGTCCCAGCGGAAACGACGACCATTTGATGGGGCTGTTACGTCGGCAGCGAATTCCAAATATGGAAGATCAGAGCCAACACGAGTACCACCGTTGTTTTTCTTGGTATAAGAGATACCTGCCAAGGTCAAGAAAGCCATTTGATCGATACGATCAGCCAACCAGTAAGCCAAGACGTTTTTTGAGTTTGTACGGAATTCGACAACAGATTTTTGATCTGCCATACGGCCTTCGTGGCGGTTCGCGTGACGCAATTGATCGATACGGATCACTTGCTCAAACGTTTGCATTTGTTCTTCGTTACCTTCGAGGGTACGATCACCAGCGATACCGTCACCAGTCAAATCAGCGAGCAAAGTGATAACGGCGCGTGCGCCCTTTTCAGATTTCTTCAACTCTGTGATGTGCTGGATCAACGCACCAGCGTCTGAACCTAAGAACTTATTAACGAAAGACAGGTTACGCGCTTGTTTCCAAGTATCGCGAGACCAGATTGTTTTTTGCTCGTTCGTGAGCAGGGAGAAATTTGTCAACATTTGACACCTCAATTAGATTGTTTCGGGATTTGTTTGCTCTACTGCTGGCAATCGAATCTCGTTTCGATCTAACGGGTGTGCCGTATCGTGGCTCTAACGTGAATAAGACTCTACTACGATCTAAATTAGAACGCAAGAAATAATTAGACCCGCCGAAGCGGGTCTGTTCGTGTGGGGCTAGACTGGCTTAGACATCGTCGCCGCGCAGCGCTGACAACTCTTTCTCTGTGAGCTTCGCGAAAGAGGCTTGAGACATGTCTCTTACATCCTTAAACGAAACCCCAATCGACCCTTTGTCATTATTTATACCGACACCGTTCGTGTCTGCCGGCTGGCGCTTTGCCGCGTCCACATTACGGCGTAAGCCTTCAGCTTTGCGCTCTTTTGCCAACTGCTCAGCACTAACACGTGGATCCACATCGACTGCTGTCTTCTGCTTAGCTGAGATCGCTGGCATGACCAGCTTCACAGCTTCCTGCAACGCAGAGGCGCGGTCATCACCGCTCTTGACCAGCTTGTTAAACAGTGTCACTACTTGGCTCGCAGCAGCGTCGTCGTAGTCTTCGTGGTCTTCGTTCAGAGCTGGGTAAGCCTCTTCAACGCGAGACAACACGGTGTCGTACTTGACGCGAGCATAGGCCGCTTCTGAAGCTGCTAGCGCCTTAGCGTCGGACTTGGTATCACTGATGGTGCGCTCCAACTTACGGATTTCAGTCATCAGTTTGGTGGCTTCAGTCAACTCGCCTTTACCCAGCAGGTCGGTGTATTTCTCCTCCATGCTGACCAGTTTTTCCTCGGTGGCGTCGATGGTCGCGCTCGTGGCAGCAGTACGGGTACCCTGCTTCAATCGCTCCACTTCAGCAGCCAACGCATCGCGCTCAGCCCGGCTCTTGTCGAGCATTTCCTTGTGGCGTGACAATGGAATACGGGAGTCCTTCTTGTTCTTACCCTCTTCCTTGGCGTCGTCTTCATTTGAGGCGCCTTCTTTCTCCTTGTCAATTTCTTTCTCATCATCCTCAGCGGCGATCACTGCTAATTCAGCGGCTGTGTCCGCTGCGGCTTTAGCGTTGGCAGCAACTTCTGTTTCATCTGGGGCGAAGTTGTCGCCACGGTCTTCAGTATTGTTATCACTCATTGTATGGCTCCTGTTGGGGTTAATGATTCTGTCTTGCGGCGTAAATTACATAGTCCTGCGTACAATTCTTTAAGGGTGTTCAGTTTAAGTTCACCCAAAACACCGATATTCCACTCCCAGTTGTGCTGATTCCCTGAGAATCTGATAAACCCCTGCTCTGCAAGGGCCATCGATACTTCTAAGTTACCGGTGCCAATACCTACCAGCGCGTCGATGAACAACTGCGTTTCCTGTGCGTCATCATCCATTCGCCGGCTCCGGTCGTGTCGCGGCAATGCGGTCGGTGATCATTTTGTCAGCCTGTGCTTTACGGGCTGCTTCTTCCTTCTGCTTTAACTCCTCGCGCTTCAGATCCAATTCCTGCTCCTTCACGTACTTGTCGAACTCGAACTTGTCTCTGTCAAGCGCGATGTCAGCCTGAATCTTCGCCATCGCTCCGTCTTCGCCAGTCTCTTCAGCGCCCTCAGGAGGCGTCGCAGCCTCTTTCTGCGCCTTTACCCCTTCACTCTGGGTTTTGGCTTGTTTGAGGGCGGTATCCGCCTGTTTCTGACCTGCTTCCGCTTGGGTTTTAGCCAGCTCTGCCTCAGACATCGATTTCTGCAGTGCTGCCTGCTCCTGCGCCTCTGGACTCATGGTGGCCTGCGCCATCTTCGTCATGATTTCCTTCTTATTCATGAGGCGGCTAGACTCGATCAGGACTTCGTCAGGAATCGCTATGCCCAACTCTTTCAGAGCGACTGCTTGGTCAAATTGGCTGTCTTCCAGTGTTTCACGTTGAGGTACGCTAGTCATGACGACGGCATATTCACCAATCGTTAAGTCGTTGGCGATGGTGCCCTCTGGTGTCATCTGATTGACTGTAATATCTTCGTGCTCGCCGCTAATCCCACCGTGGGTGATCGAAATGATCTGTTCTTCAGACATGAACGTCTGGATCAAGTCGAGGATATTGCGAGCGAGGATGAAATCCGTGCGCTGCAACGAGTCCATCGGTTTTGCCTGGCTCGCGCTGGAGGCTTGGCGCTTCTGCTGAATCGCCTTACCTGATACGTCCTCGCGATCCTGACCCTGCTGAGAGTCACCGACGTTACTGATCGTCTTAATGTGCTCCTCAGCCTTGTAGCTGATGCGGTCAAGGCCTTGTGGCGTGGCGTTAGGGGTCAGTTTCTCGATGTCAGACAGCTCGCCGTTCATCTCAATGACGAGACCAGTTTTTGAACCTTCCTGCTCCAGCTCCTCGACTGACATATTCGCCAGTGCGCCTGTTTTTACCTTGTAGCCACTATTCGCTGTCGTGTTGACGACGTGCAGCTCTTGGCTAGACACCTTGTTGAGCAGCTCTTGCGGTCCTGTCAGGTTCTCGACTAGGCCTATAGTGTCGCCGTGGCGCAGGTACGGGAAGTACGGGACGATTGTGAAGTGGTTATATGGAGACCATTCATCGTGCAGTTCAACGTCTCCTGCGACGACGACCCAGCGTATGCGCTTCGAGAGCTTGCTGATGACCGAGAACCCCTGTTTCTCCATCAAGGCGATGTGATCTTTAGTCCAGCCTTCTGGTACTGGGCGCATATCGCCAGTTGTGGTGTTGATGAACTGCTTCTGGCGGTCAAGGATGCGGTACTGGCGCTCAACGACGCGCACGTTGCGCATAACTGACTTATTCGCCTCTCCATCTGCGCTAGCTTGGGCGATCAATGTGTTACCGCTGAAGCGGTCTCTCATATTGTAGTCGTCAGCCGCGTGGCTTACGCCACCGTCAATACCGCCTGCTGCGTTCTTCAGTAGTGCTGCCTTGTCCTCACCATAGAGCAAGGCGATCTCGTCGACCGTCAGCCACTTCGTAATCGTGACCTCGTTCCACGTATCTGGGTCATACTCGTCTGCGTCGCCATCAGGGATGACGTTTTTCGAGTTCAGGTTCGAAATCCGTACCTCACCGCGCATATTGTCCGAAAAGTCCATGCGAACGTCTAAGTAACCACGTGAAGTGATCACACCGTCCATGAACATGTCACTACGACGCCAGTCGAGCTGGTTGTTATTGCTGATCTGCTTGTAGACCTTGCGGAGCGCCTCAGCAGTTTCTGCCGGGGATCCATTAATAGGTCTAAAACTAATCTCATTGCGGTTGTAAATCTGCTCGCCCAAGACATTCGAGATCGTGGGGAGGATTTTATTGATCGTCAGGGCAGGGCGGTTCGCTTTTCTTAGCGCGGCAACGTCGTTAGCCTCCCACTGGTCTCCACGGAAGAAACGGTCACAGACCGCAGCCTTGTGCATAAACGCCAAATGCCCGTTATCCCGGGCATACTGGTAACGCGCCCATACTTCTGACGCTGACATTTTCTTAGCGGCCATTTATTGCCTCCGTGAGCTTTGTTGTGCTGAAATTCATCGTTTACTCTCTTATGAAGACATATGCGACGCACCGCGTGCGCTGCTTTTAAATCGGTCTTTCCACGACTTCGCTTTTTCTTCTCGTGGCGGCTTAGGTGGTTCCCGGTCGAGCACCATCTGTACGTTCCAAGCGAGCGAATCAACGGTGTCGTCATGTATCCCTGATGGGAAGCGCAGCATTTCTGCGTGAATTACGTCGTACCACTCACCTACCGCGTTGAAACTGACCATCCCCTGCTGCATACGCCCTTGTAGCGGCGTCGCTCTGACTTCTTTATCTGTCAGCGGCGGCAGTACCCTTGTTGATGGGTAGAACCGCTCTTTCTGCATGGCCTTCTTTAGAGTCGATGTTAGAGTCTTGTATATGTGACCATCTTCGAAGCCAATTATTAGACTCGGATGGTACCATCTCTTCGCAAGAGTGAGAATAGAGTCGACGATAAAATCTAGATCGTTAGATTTGAATCTAAGAACTTCAGCCACGTGGATTACGTCGTCTGAGTCCTGTAGTGTGACTGTACCAACGGTAAAGTCGTTCTTTTTCTTGATCCCAATCGCAAAGTCCCACGAAATAGAAACGTTGCAATATCTTCGATCAGGCAAAGAGTCGCGCTTGAACATGTCCTTCGTGAAGAAGCTACCATCGTCTGGGACAGGGTTCTGCTGATAGAGTGCAGACCAGAATCGTTTCGGCAGCGTGGCTCGAATTCGTTTCAGGGCTGATATAGGGAATCGTTCCGGGTGGAGCGCTTCGCCTACTTTGCGCAGAAGGCGTAAGCCCTCGCCGGGAGTCTCGTTCGGGCTGAGTCGCTCGATTTTATCGGTTTCGGGGTCAATGTACTCGTCGAACTCCGCAATCGCTGGGTACTTCACGATGTCGTACTGATCGACATCATCATTACCGGACTTCATGGCAGACATCAGCCTGCCAGCGAGATCGTCATCGTGCCACCAAGTCTGTATACAAAGCACCCCGCCACCTGGAGCCAAGCGCGTGTAGGCGACAGAGCCGAACCAGTCCCAAATACCCTCGCGCACAGTGGCGCTATCTGCTTCCTCGGCATTCTTGATAGGATCATCAATGATTAGGCAGTTATGGACGCATATCCCTTCTGCAAAGAAGTTATGCGTCTCTTCCACCTCAAGGTCATAGACTGTGATCGCGCCTCCGCCAACGCGCCTAACCACGGCCAAGGTGTCGTACTGGACTTGTGGTGAATCATGTGATGGGTCGCGCAGAGCACGATCAGATTGTCTGCTCTGTTGTCCGATGGGTCGTGATTCACATGATGCGTGTGTAGCTTCTTCTCCCCGCTGCATACCACACAGCACTTGTCGCGCTCCATGATTAATGGCTTCATCTCGTCGAACCACTTGGAGTAGCTTCTGCCATCTTTGTAATGGGAGTTCCCTGCCCCCAACATCCTGACGGAGTGAGCGGCATCCGCACAGTCGTTCGAGCAGTAGGCCGTACGATGACTTAATGGCACAAACGAGTCTCCACACTGTGGACATGCGATCTTTTTGCGTTCTGGTCTCGCCGATGCCCGGCAGGTGTCCGAACAATACTTCGCGTTCCTGCACCGACCACTGATGACGATGGGCGCTTGGCATTGAGCGCAGAGTTTCCTGCGCTTTAATGCATGGTGCTGCCTGCTGCACTCTATCGAGCAGTAGAACTCTTGGCAGTTTAGCTTTAAGGACTTGTTGTGGCTGCACTGATCCCTCTGGAACGCTTTTGAGCATAGTGCACACGTTAGGGGTATAAGCGTTTTTGGGCGTGCCATAGAGTGCTTCCAGATGGTCTGCCCTTACAAATTCATCTGTGTCAGGCAGGTATATCGGATGGTCGCCAGTTAATGTCAACGAAGCGCCGTTCTGGGTGACTATTTCGTACATTTCACTGCTCATACGGGTCGAAAAAGCTGCTACGTTCCGTAAAACAACTATCTTGCGATCAGTATCGTAAGAGTACACCCTAGGTCTACATTTTGACAGGTAAAGCTGCTCAATACTAATATTTCCTATCTCGGTATTAATCAGTGTTTCGGGTGGGAGACAGTGCGCGCCCTTACCATTGATACCACCGCCGATACCGGCAGCAACGTAGCCACCGATGTCCTTGTGGATCCCCCAACTCGCGCTGGAGCGGTTGTCAGGGTCGAGTCGGGCGTCAAAAACCTGCTGATACGCGTCGCTATCGATTACAGTCTTGATCTTCTTGGAGAAGTCCATGGCGAGATCAAGATTGTACGAGCAGGCAATCATCTCATGGTCAGGGTGACGACCTAAGTGCCATGCGGGGAAGGTTTTGGAGGCTAATTCGGACTTCCCTGCCCTTGGCGGCATGAGAATCATCAATCGTGGGCTGAGACCCTTTGCCACGTCGTCGGAGAACTTCTCCAAGCGTTTGGCGATGTCTTCATGAACCCAGCCAGCGGTGTAACGCGGGTTTATGCGCTGTACGAACGGTAGAAACCGACGACGGGACAGAACCCGTGAGGCAATTTCCCGTTCGGCGGCTTGGCTGACTGAATCAGTCATCCTCGGCTTCCATCTCTTCGATTTCCTTAAACGCAACGTCCGTCACTTCGCCCTTAACAAGCTTCAGCAACTCAGTGTCGCTCATAGACTCAAGGCGTTTGATATTGACGCTGCCATTGACAGTCACATCAATCGTGCGCTTGACTGGCTCGTAGTAGCCACACATTTTCCCGACCTCACGCCAACCAGCGATAACACTGGCGGGTTCAGAGGTCAGCTTTGCCATTTCGATACCTTCAAGGAGGCCATCCATGACTTTCTTTCTCGTCATTTGGCTTGCTTCCTCGTAGAGTGCCTTCTCCATGTTGTAGATCTTCAAGATGGCAGGATCGCGAGACATGCGGTAGCCCATAGCACCAGAATCTGAATACCCTGCTCTGAAACTAGCACTGAGGATTGTCTCGCCTGACGCCCATTCCTTCACGAACAGCTTCTGCTTTTCGGTGAGAGGACGGTCTGGGTTTGCGAGAGCGAGTGTCGCCTTGTTCGCGCTAGTGTCCGGCGCGGTAGCACGCAATTTAGCAATCTCCTTGGCTTTCGCTTCGGGAGACTTCTTTTTTCGCGGCTTGATCGACATGTCATCCCGCGCTCTTATGAGCAAATCTTCCGGGGCTTTACGTTTTGTCATAGCATAGATTCGTATTAGATTGTCGGATTCTAACTTAGATCTAAAATTTTATAAATTTTTTTTTAGAGTAGGGCGTTCGGGTTTGCTTAGGACCAGCTATTTCCCTTTTTGTTATTAGTGCTGGATTTCACCACCCGCAGATTCCAAGGTACGTGAAGGCCACATACGTTCGGGTGGTTGAGTGGCACGATGTGGTCCAGCTCATATTCGCTCCCTTTGCGCACAATGCTCTTACACAATTTGTAAAAATCCATTATGGCAACCCAAGGAGGTATGTTCGTCCTTCTCCTAACGGACCAATGCAGATTCACTGCCCTACGATACGCAGGATCGCTGTCCATACGCGCTTTCTTATTTTCCTTTGTCCGTCGTAGCTGGTCTGCTCGGTGTAACGGGTTTGCGTAGTAGTCCGCCCTCTTCTCTAGGTTTATGCAAGTTCGGCAAGCAGGTGACAAACCATCTACAGAAGCCGCCCTCTTATTGAATGATTCTTTGTCTTTAGTGGTTTGGCACCTAGGGCAGAACTTCATGATTACCTCCAATTTGTACACTTCGGATTCTAACATGGATCGAAGTTAGATCTAACATTATCAGTGGTAAATTTTAAATATTTTTTTTTTAGGAATTAGGGATAGATACTTAGGGTTAGTACCCCTCTCCCCTAACTTCAAAGACGGGAGTGACTTCGGATTCGGTTTCCAATCTGAGGCAAAGGGGACCCTAATCTCCATTAGGCGAAGTTAGTTCTTACCGCGCCGAGTAAAGCGTTCGGCGCTCACGTATTACTGATTGTAAGTTTCTCATTTCGAGAGACATCTCAGGAGATACACCATGACTAAGCTCACCAAATCCCAATTAGTAGCAGAGATCGAAGCTCTGCGCTCACAATTAAATACACAACATGAGATCAATCGTCGCCTCATAGGTGACATGGCTACTGCTCGTGCATTGATTGCTAATGCACAGCCTAGCCCTAACCTAGTACGCCCCGCAGGCTACTGGCTCGCTACAGTTGAATGCGATGACGAATACGGCAACCCGACCGCTAAGAGCGTCAAGTGCGACACGGAAGAAGAAGCTAAAAGTATCGGCGACTTCGGCTACAAGTTCGTTGCGACACCAGTCGTA